AGCAGACTGGCTACAACTACGGTGCCCTATTCAGCATCACGGCAGCGGGGCTCGCCGTCGCCGCGCTTCACAAGTAGTAGAAATCGATCACTGTGTGTGCTGGCTTAACGCGAGTCAGCACGCGCTCCAGCTCGTCGGAGCTGAGCGCCCCCGCCAGCGAGCTGTCGACCTGCACCTGCCACGCGAACGCCCACGCCGTGCCGTTCATCGGGTCGCCGCAGCGCGCGGTACCGCAGCGGGCCACGGTGGTGCCGAAGGGTTCCGTCACGTACACCACCCAGCCGCACGCGAGCGCGAGCCCCTCGAAGTACGCTGGCGACTGGCCGCCCGTCCTCAGCAGCTTCTGCACAATCGCCCGGCGCCGCTCCGCATCCGTCCCCGGGATCGCCAGGACGTCCTCGTCGGGCAGCCCAAGCACGCGTTCCCAGTCGGTCAGGGTCTCCGTCGCGGTGCGCGGGTCCGTCTCCTCAACCCAGACGCGGCCACGCGCTTCTACGCGGGCCAGCTCATCACCCGTGCCGTGGAACAGGCGCGAGAGCACGGACTCGGTGACGAGCCGCCACACGGGGCCAGGGGGCAGGAGCTTCTTCAGTGCACGTCCGTACGCGGCGCCGTCCATGTCACACCCAGGTGATTGTGCCAAGCACCGGGATCTCCCCGGCGGAGTGAGTGAGGTCCGCGCTCGGAGTCGTGAGCGCGTAGTCGGTGAGCCCCGAGGCGATGCCGATGGCCGTCCGCACGCGCGAGAGCGGCAGCGTGGTACCGGGTTCGCCCACCGTGCGAAACACGTCGGTGAGCTCCGCCGTCACAGCCGCGCGCACGTCCGCGTTGTCTGGAGCGATTTCGAGCGTGAAGTTCCACGTCTTCGCCGTCGGCGCCGCCACCGTCACCGTCGCCGTCACCGGCCGCCGCGCGTCCACGTATGCCTGAACGGTGGCCACCTCGCCACCACTCGGAATCAGGCTGCCTGAGTCGTCATCCCGGACGAAGTACAGCACCACCGTCCCCGCGCCCAGCTGGTTCGGGTATACCCACACCCGCGTCACCCCCGGCACCGCGAGCGCCCACAGGGTGTAATCGCTCGCCGCTCCGCCCTGGGGCGAGGCTCGCAGGCGTGCCAGTAGCCGGCGCCTGAGAGACTCCGTGCTCTCCTGATCCGCTCCGCCCGTCACGTCTCCCGTTGTCGCCACCGCGTCCACGCCAGGCAGTGGCGACTCGAAGGTGAGCTCTGTTCCGTCAGGGCAGTCGCCCGCGACACCGGCCACCATGGCCGTCACCGTGGTTTCGTAGATACCCCCGGTGATAGTGCCCCCTGAGTCAACGGAGAACTCCGCGCCGTCACTGTGCCGGAGCACGGCCCCCGTGGGGATGTCCTGGCCGTCCGTGCCGGTGACTTCGAGGGGGCCACTGGAGAACGTCGCCGGGAACTTCGAGAGCCCATACAGCGAGGCGAAGCGCACGAGGAAGGCGTCGTCTGCCTGGTCCGGGAAGATCTGCCGGGACAGGTACTCCAGGTGCCCGTGAAGCATGTGCGTGGCACCCGCCCACACGCGAGCCAGAACAGCCACCACAGAGCGCCGGAGCGGGGCCGCCGCGCCTTCGAGGCGAGAGGTAAGGTCGGCCTGGATCCGCGCTACCAGCTCCGCCAGCGTTGGCCTAGTGAAGGACATGCTTGACTCCCGAGTTAATATGCGTATTATTCGGAGTATGAAGACCCGATGGGCGGCGCGCTGCTGGCACTGGAATTCTGAGGAAGCGAAGAGCGAAGAAGACGGCGATCTTGCTGTGCAGCAGGTGGAGCAATTCCGCGAAGCTCCAAGCAAGCGACTTGCCCACCACATGGGGAAGAAACTCGCGGCCCACTCCCTTGCCACTTCGCCCGGACTCTACGACATCATGATCGGAACCCCCGACCGCCATGAGCCTGACGGCATACGTTGGGAAGTCCACGAGGAAGTTAGACCGTAGCTGTAGCTCACACCCCACGCTTCAGCTCCTGAGCCTGCCAGTTGTAGGAGTAGCGGTACACCGCCGGAGTCAACGCGGGGCGCTCGATGGTGATGGCGTAGTGGAGCACCGAGCCCGCTCCGGTGACGACGACGGTCACCGAGGCAGCGACACCATCGGTGACGAGCCACGCCAGCGCCGCCTCCGCGAGTTCCTTCGCGCGGCGCACCGTGGCCGCCGTGCCCGTGGCGCGAGCGATTTCCCAGAGACCTGAGCCGAACACGTCATCAGGCTGAGCGGGGAACGCATCGCCCCACCAGCCCTCCTCCGAGCCGGTGAAGAGCGAGAGGAGCACGGCCGTTTCGAGCCCAGCGTCGAGTTGGATGTCGTTGCCGGAGAAGGTGAGGTCCGCCGCTCCGTTATCGTTGCTCCAGGTGAGGGCGATATCGCTCATCGCAGTTCCTGATGAAACGGACCCCGGAAGTTGAGAGTGGGGGGAGTGATGGCCTGGAGCGGAGGAAGATCGATGACCTGAGCCTGCATCCCGGTGGCGCCAAGCGTCTGACACGGATTGGCCGCATAGAGCCAGGATTTTGCCGTGATTGTATAGGCGACGCGATCGTTATCAGGACGAACACGGTATCCAGACATATCGCCTGGCACACGAAACGGGATTCGAGGTGGAGTGACTTGCGGGCGCCCCGCCCCCGTGCAATCGGCCGATTCGAAGTAAAGAAACCCCCCGTATGGACTGTATCCAGATACTGGGTCGGTCTCTCCGTTCACCTGCCAGACGAGCCCAGTAGAATCAGCGATGTAGGCCCCGAACTCGGTACCAACCTGCTTTCCGTCTCGATCTACGATGACGAAACGCGGACCCGCACCTACTCCTGGTGGACCCGCCGGACCAGCGGGGCCGACAGGGCCCTGCGCGCCCGGAGAACCTGGAGGACCCGCGGGCCCAGTGTCACCCTTCGGCCCGGCGGGGCCAGCGCCCCCGTCTAGACCGCCAGTGCATCCGACGAAGAAGACCAGACACAGTACGAGTAGAGTTTTCATCCTGCCTTCACTTTCGAAGAAGCAACGTTGCCAACAACTCCCGATCCGGCAGCATCCTCTACCGGTATCACAAGCGGAACTGGTAACGGCGTCGACGGCGGACCGAGGGCGGCTGTCGGGTGCACGTGTGCATTGAAAGCAGCCTCAAGGTGTACAAGCCGCGATTCTACCTTCGAGGCGAGCGCCACCGCGTCAGCGTTCCCGGCCAGCTCCACCAGCGGGGCCGCAACAACGACTTTCGTCGACGCCACCACCCGAATCGTTCCGCCGCGCTCCAACACCACCTTGTCTCCCTGGTCCGTGTAGAGCGCCACTTCGCCCGACTCCAGGCCCGTGAGCCGGTAGCGGCGATCATCCATCGCAATCACGAGGCCGTGGTCTCGGTACCCGCCAACGAACACCGCCACGCCTTCGGCCCCGTCAAGCGGGACGCTGGTGAATCCGTAGTTCTGCACACGCTCCACGCGCTCCCGTGTCTCCCCGTCAAGGGCTGTGAGCTGGACGGCCTGCATCTTCTTCGAGTCGTCTGTGCGGTTTAACACAACGCGAGAAACGAGGTTCGCAAGCCTGTTCAACAGAGGGTTAGACGCCACGGCGGATCTCCTTCCATCCCGCGACGGGGAACACGGGTTCCGGATTGAACGCGTTCGGACCCCTGAGAGTCAACGTCGTCTTTGTACCGTCTTCACCGACGTTGAACACCGTCTGGGAGATGAGCATGTCCCCCGCCACTCCGATGAACGGTAGTTGCACGCTAGCAATCGTGTTTGGCGCCCACAGCGTTCCATCAGCCTGGGTCCATCCGGGCACGGTAATCGTCACCGAGTCCGAACGAGCCGCGCGCACCGTGGCCTCCCACTCGGCCCGCTTCTTCGCGTGAGCTACGGTGACGTTACCCTCGGGGCGCACCACGAGAACGCGCTCGGTGCGTCGCACATTCGCATCGATAGCAGACCCAATGACGCCCGCTGCCCCGCCACCACTCCACGTGTCCGTGCCGACGTGTTGCCCCAGCACCACGTAGCGGCGGAACCGGCCCGAACTATCGAAATCTGCAGACGCGCTCAGGACGTTCTCTCCCTCGACAAGCGCCGTGGTGGCGCGCGTGGATCCAGGTCGCATGAGAACCACCCCGCACTGGCCGTCGGAGATCGCAAGCACCCCCGTCAAGCGCGAGAGCCGTTCGATGACGTC